TCTAACCTTAACAACTGAAATGGAGTTGATATGGCTAAAGACAATTTTATTCTAAGTAAAGAATTACTTCACGATTTATTTGAATATCGTGATGGTGAATTATTTTGGAAAAAGACAGGTAAAGGTCGTAGGCTTGATTTAAAAGCTGGAAATCTAAGACCTGATGGTCGAACAGATATTTATTTACAAAATAAATTGTATCGTTCTCATAGAATAATTTATATGATGTTTTATGGTGAAATGCCAGAAGAAATAGATCATATTGATGGAAATCCAAAAAATAACAAAATAGAAAATTTGCGTAAGGTTAAACATTCTGAAAACATGCAGAATGTAAAATTGACTAAAGCCAATACATCTGGTGTCAAAAATGTACATTGGTTTAAAAGAGACAATACATGGCAAGTTCAATTAAGAGTTAATGGATTAAGAAAGCACATTGGTTATTTTGATGATTTTGAGTTTGCTGCACTAGTGGCAACAGAAGCTAGAAATAAATATCATGGAGAATTTGCAAACCATGGTTAATCAAAATATAATGTGTTCATCTTGCAGGCATTTTCATGGCAAGGATTTGGGAGTTTGTAGGAGATACCCTACTTACCAAATGAGGCATGAGAATGAGGTCTGTGGAGAATTTGCAGAGAAAGCAGTTGCCAAGCCTTTACCTGATTCTGATGAGTCAGGTGTTTTTTCGCACATGGAAAGGCAGCTCTTAGAATTACCAGTTCTTGAAGACCCCCCAAAACGCAGAGGGAGGCCAAAGAAATGAAACCATTAAGAGACAAGATATTTGTCAGACCTGAATCAAGATTTCAGAGTTCGTTATACATTCAAACTGAAGAAGCAGACACTTGTGGATACATTGTTGCAGTAGGTGATGAGGCCAAAGAAGAAGGCCTTAACATTGGTGACAAGGTTTACTTTGGCACATTAGCCAAAGACTACAAAGACGAGTATTTAAAATACCAAGAATTCAAGGACAATGACCAAAGATTGTTGGTTATGTCATGGCAAGACGTTTGTTTTGTGGAGGAAATAGAATGAAAGCTGGACTTTACGCAAATATTCATGCCAAGCAAGAACGCATTGAGAAAGAAAAGGAAGAAGGTAAGCCTGTAGAAAAGATGCGTAAAGTAGGTTCTAAGGGTGCTCCAACTGCAGAAGCATTTAAACAATCAGCTAAGACTGCCAAAAAATGAAAAAGCACGACAAACCCATAGAACACAAGACAACTGGTAAGGGCAAGACTTACAACCCTACAGAAAAGGGTGCAGGAATGACTGCAAAGGGTCGTGCTGAATACAATGCAAAGAATGGTAGCCACTTAAAAGCACCAGCTCCTAACCCAAAGACAAAGAAAGATGAGGGTAGGAAGGCAAGTTTCTGTGCCCGCATGGAGGGTGTTGTCAAAAACGCTAAAGGTCCTGCAGAAAGGGCTAAAGCATCACTAAAGAACTGGAACTGTTAATCATGCCACTAATTAAATCAACTAAACCTGAAGCATTTAAAAAGAACATCAAAACAGAAGTTGCAGCAGGTAAGCCTGTTAAGCAAGCTGTGGCGATTGCGTACTCAGAAAAGCGTGAAGCTGCCAAGAAATCTAAACCCATGAAAAAAGGAAAATAAATGTTTAACTTTACACATTCAACACAAGAACTAAACTTGGTCATTCAATCTTTAGAGCACAAGATCAGAGACATGACTGAATTGCTTAACAAAATGGTAGCCCAAGCACAAGCTCAATCTCAACTTCAAGCTCAAGCACCAAAACCTGAAGAAACTAAAACGGAATAGCAATAATGCCAACAGTAACAAGTGCAAATAAGGCAGAATTTGACAAAGCTGAAATGCTCAAACGTGGTTTATTGAAAGAAGACAATAGCCATCAAGAGATATTGCACAGAATGTCAAAGAATTTGCCTGAAGACGTAGAAAGCGCTGCTTTTGGGCATGAAGGTTATATATATCACACTCCATTAAGGCCAATCGAAAACTCACAACAATCCATGCTAGGTGCAAAAATAACACCTATACATGAAAGAGCATTTGTATCTGATAAGCCAATTGAATCACACAAAATCAACAAAATTGAAGCTAGACCCATTTCACATGAAGCTATAAAGCATTTTGCAAAAGAATTGGCAGATAAGGGTGTTGAAGGTTTAATGCACAAAAGCAATCAAAAGTTTTCATTTATACATGAAAGCCCAAAAGAAAAAGGTAAACATCAAGCAACCGAATATGATAAATCAGGAGCAATTGGAGATATGCAACGTAAAGACAAAGCCGAGGCTATTCATACTTTGTTAGATAAAGGTTATACAAAGATTTTGCCAAAAGAAAGAATTAGCCATTTAATCCAAAAAGCAATGTTGAAATGAATAAAGAAGAAATTATAGATATAGCTAGACAGGCTGGTGCTATGGCTGGTCATGTGGCATGGGAGGAAAGAGATTTATTTCCTGTGTTTGAACGTTTTGCTATGTTGATAGCAAGAAATGAGCGTAAAGATATTTGGGACATGATAAAAAAATATGGAGATGGTTTACCAAGCAATGATATAAAAGTTACTTGTATGTATTTTTGCGATCATATCAATGAAAGAAATTTTAAATGACTAAAGAAATAAAGTCATTTGGTAGACCAACTCTCTATGACCCTGCATATTGCGATCAGGTCAGGGAATTGGGCGCATTGGGCAAAAGTATAGAACAAATTAGTTACAAATTGGGTGTTTCGTTAAGAGTAATTTACGACTGGAAAGACAAGTACCCAGACTTTCTGCATGCCTTGGATGATGCTAAGATAGCTGAACAGAATTGGTGGGAAGAACAAGGCCAGTTGTATATGCTTGAGCACAAGGATGGAGCAAAGCTGAATGCTAGTATTTGGTCTAGAAGCATGGCAGCAAGGTTTCCCAAGAAGTACAGGGACAATAGCAAGGTAGAGTTAACAGGAGAGGGTGGAACACCACTTATCCCAAGTATTCAGGTGACGTTTGTCAAGCCTAACGAAGTTGGTGAAAAGGATTAGCCCCTTGGATGGGTTTCATAGAAGTGTTGTCCTGTCCAACCCTGCTTTATGGGAGCACCAACTGTGAATTTGCAAGAAGCCATCAACAAGGTAGAGTTTCCTGAAAAGCTGGAATGCCTGTTTAAGCCATCAAGGTATAAAGTGCTTTGGGGTGGTCGAGGTGGAGCAAAGTCTTGGGGCATAGCAAGGGCTTTGCTGATTCAGGGTGCTATCAAGCCTTTACGCATTCTTTGTGCTCGTGAATTTCAAACTTCAATTAAGGATTCAGTACACAAGCTCCTGAGTGACCAGATTGCGTCTATGGAGCTAACTGAGTTCTATGAGATTACTGATAGAACAATCAGGGGTAAGAATGGGACTGAGGTTAACTTTGTTGGCCTAAAGAACAACGTAGCTAACGTCAAGTCTTATGAGGGTGTGGACATTTGTTGGGTTGAGGAAGGCCAAAGCGTGTCTGCTAGGTCATGGGATGTGTTGATTCCTACGATCAGAAAAGAACAATCAGAAATTTGGGTGAGTTTTAACCCAGAGCTGGAATCTGACAATACTTACCAGCGTTTCATCATTCATAGCCCAAGTGATGCCCAAGTCGTTAAGATTAACTGGTCAGACAATCCTTGGTTTCCTGAGACGTTAAGATTAGAAAAGGATGCCCTCAAAGCTCGTGACCCAGAGGCCTATGCAACAGTCTGGGAAGGTGTTTGTAGGCAGACTGTAGATGGTGCTATCTTTGCCAAAGAGCTGCAGATGGCTGAGTTGCAAGGCAGGATTGCCAAGGTTAACTATGACCCTGTTAAGCCAGTTCATGCAGTCTTTGACCTTGGTTGGTCAGATGCAACTGCTATTTGGTTTGTTCAGTTCATTGGAATGGAGACAAGGCTAATTAGATACCATGAGACAAGCCAAGAAACGATTTCAGCAATCATGGCTAAGTTGCAGACCTTTGGCTACATGATAGATACATTGTGGTTGCCACACGATGCTCAGAACAGGACATTAGCATCAAATGGCAAGAGCATCGAAGAAATAGTGCGTTCTTTAGGATTTAAGACTAGAATATTGGAAAGAGTGCCAATTGTTGACTCTATTAACGCTGCAAGGACAATCTTTCCTAATTGCTATTTTGATCGCACAAACTGTGAAGAAGGGCTACAAGCCTTGAGGCATTACAGATATGAGGTCGATCCTGATACCAAAGCATTTAGCAAGACTCCATTGCACGACCAATACAGTCATGGTGCTGATGCCTTTAGGTACATTGGCTTGATGGTCAATGAGCCTAAAAAGGTAGTTAAGAAAGCAGTATATCAACCCTCAGTCAATTGGATGGGCTAAAAATGGACGATCTTGAATCAAATGGTCTAATCGAAGAAGCACAGGAGTTCTTGCATCTGTGTACTACAGCAGACATGATGAATCGTCAGGAAGCCCTAGAAGACCTTAGATTTAGTGCTGGTGACCAATGGCCTGTTGAGATTCAAAACAGTCGTACGCTTGAATCTAGGCCTTGCCTGACCATCAATAAGATAGATGCCTATGTTCGCCAAGTCGTGAACAACATCAGGCAGCAAAGGCCAAGAATCAAAGTCCATGCTGTAAACAATAACCAAGACATTAAGATGGCTGATATCATTCAAGGAATGATTAGGCATATTGAAGTTAACTCAGATGCTGACCAAGCCTATGACACAGCAGTAGACTTTCAGGTCAGGATGGGATGGGGGTTTATTAGGGTCACACACGATTATGTAAGCCCTGATAGCTTTGACCAAGAAATCTTCATCAAGCCCATTATTAACCCATTCACAGTCTATTTTGACCCTAATTCAGTAGCTCCTGATGGCTCTGATGCTGAAAGGGTGTTGGTTTCTGAGGTATTAAGCAAGGAAACATTTAGAAAAATGTACCCTGATGCTGACGATGGTGCTCAGTTTAACCTTAGAGGAACTGGTGACACCAACGCAGAATGGGTGACCAAGGAAGATATTCGCATCGCTGAATACTTCTATACAGTACAGAAGAAAACCAAGCTATTGATGCTTGCTGATGGATCAAAAGTCTATAAAGAAGATTTCAAAGGCAAGGCAGAAGACATTATTGACCAACGTGACACCATTAAAAAAGAAATTAGATGGGCCAAAGTTACAGGTATGCAGGTGCTTGAAGAAGGTGTTTGGGCAGGTAAATACATTCCCATTGTGCCTGTTTATGGTCAGCAATTGATTGTTGAGAACAAGCGTAAAAAGTTTGGCATGGTCAGGCAAGCCAAAGACCCACAGAGGATGTACAACTTCTGGCAGACTAGCTTAACTGAATCTATTGCCCTAGCACCCAAGCCTAAATGGTTGATTGCTGAAGGCCAAGACGAGGGCCATGAGACTGAATGGGCACAAGCTAACATCAAGAGTGCTGCAGTTCTGCGTTACAAGCAAAAAGACATTGAGGGTATGCCAGCACCTGTGCCTACTCGCATTCAACCAGAAGCTCCTCCTGCAGGAATCATGACTGCATCTGCCCAAGTATCCCAAGATATGCAAGCAGTTATTGGCATTGTTGACCCTAACCAATTACCAAGTGGCAATATCTCTGGTAAAGCCTTGAATGGTCAGCAACAACAAGTAGATATTAGCAACTTCCACTTTTACGACAATTTGACTCGTTCACAACGTCAGATTGGTAAGATTTGCTTGGATTTAATACCCAAAATATACGATGCCCAACGCACTATGAGGATTATTGGAGAAGATGGCAAGCCTGATTTGGTTGAAATTAACACTTATGGGGTAGATGAAGAAGGTGTTTACAGGGTGTTGAATGACACAACCATTGGTGAATATGACATTGTGATGGACACAGGCCCCGGATATAACTCCAAGCGTCAAGAAGCCATCGAGAGCATGATGCCTTTGCTTGCAGCAGACCCAAGCCTGATGCAGATTGCTGGTGACTTGTTCTTTAGAAACATGGATTTTCATGGTGCTCAGACCATTGCAGACAGATTGGCAGCAGCTAACCCAATGTCCAAGATTGATGAGAAATCTAAGATTCCTCCACAAGTTCAGATGCAGTTGGCTATGTCTCAGCAACAGCTACAGGCAATGCAACAACAGGTTCAACAGTTGCAGATGACCATTAAGCAGCGTTCAGACATTGAAGCTGTTAAGCAAGAGGCAGAAACAAAGCGTGAATTGATGCGTCAAACTGCCAAAGCACACAATACTGAGTCCATGCTT